AGGTGCTACAGTAAATGTAATTTGCCCAGTATTAACATTTATTTGATAAGCAACAGTTGGTTCAAGTACTACGTTATTTACACTAATTAAAACTGCTTGATCGTTAACTGGTTTGACTGTTACATTATTTACCTTTAAATCGAAAGTTTTTAGTGATCCATTAAAACTACTTGCTATTGAATCAATTTTTAAAACATTAACTGTGCCTGTATTATATGATCCTTGAGATGTCCATTTTACGCCATCAAAAGCATAAGCAAGACCATTAGATGCGTTATGTATTGCACCAGTAGCAGGTGAAGAAGGAAAATTTAAAACCATAACTTTACTTTAATATGTATTCATAATAGTGGCAAATTTAACTATAAAGATTTAGTGCCATAATTATATGTTTAAGTAAGTGTTTGAACGTCAGTTTCGTACTTCGTTATATTTCCATTGCCCAATATAAAACCATCACCTAATTGATAGTTTTGTATTCCTATAGAACCAGATTGAGGATCTCCAGTCTCAGGTCTAAGAATTAAGTAATTGTCTATTATTCCTACCCACTTTCCATATACTTCGGCAAAGACTACTCCTTTTTTGGGTCCGTCTAGTATAGAAATGCCATCTACTGAAAAATGTTGTAAAAATGAACTTGCAACTTTTAATCCTGTATCAGCACTTCTAAATCCGTGAATAGATAAATTTTTAATCATTACGTGATTAGCTCCATAGAAAATATCTATTAGTTCGTCAAGAACCTCATCAGATTCTAACGTTGTAGTGCCACTACTTGTATATTCTGCAAGTGCAGATAAAGCTAAATCTTGGTCGCCAGCCAAATCAAAACGCCCATCACTAACTAAGATATTAGTAAGTTTTACATTTTCGTAGGCATATAATTGTATTTGTTTAGCTGCTACTATTAACCCTTTATCATCATCATCTTTTAATGGTCTGAATCCTTTTGGAGCAATGATCTGCACATTTGAAATGGTTAAGTTTTTTGCCGTAGGACTAACACCAGTATAAGGAATATCTCCTGATCTTATTTGATGACTTGGATTAGTTATTGTATTACCTCCAGCCCAGTTATTGTTTAAGTTTATAAAATCACTATCTCCACTTCCACCACTTCGATCACCTCTTATAACACCAGTTGCACCCCATTTTGTATGTTTTATATCCATACCTTCAGAACAATTATATATTCTTAATCCGTCTATGATTACGTTATAAGGTGCTGGAGCATACGCATGACCTTTAATTTGTAGTCCTTTAGCACCTCCTCTAGCAGTACAATTAGTCATTGTTACGTTACGACTACCATCATCTATTTCATAACAATTAGAGTTAGTTGGAACTCTTGCTCCAGAAGGAAATTCAGAAACACAACCAGTTATTAATAAATCTGATGAGAAATGAGTAGTAATATTATCGTCACCAGCACCAGTCGCATAACAATTTTCTAAGGTAACGTGTCTTGAACCTTGATCTTGTATTACATAACAACTATTGTTAAAACTTTCGTTTGATCGAAGTGCTACTACAGTAAATGAATCATTATCTGGCACAGTGTCAATTTTATATAATTTATCAAATTGTGTACCATCACAGTTTAAATAAATCTCATCTCCGACATTATAACCATGACCAGTTATGCTTACTGTAATAATAAAACTATTAGTTGATTTACTCGCAGTTCCATTTTGTCTAACTGTGTCGTAAATTTGTGGACCTTTCATAGAAGTTTCACCACCAGATTCAAACTCACTATTACTACCTTTAAATCCTCTCCTGTATTTAGGAGATTGAATATCAATACTATGTTTGTAACCATCTAATGCTCTTACATTTTTAATAAGAACATTCTCACTAAAACAAATACTTAAACAATTTGCATAAGTATCTTGACGATTGTCTCCACCATAATCAAAATTGTATTCACCAGAGTCCGTAGTTCCATCATTAATAATGTCAGTTGGGTAAGTGTTACCGTTTGCAACATAGTTGTCAGTTCTTAAAGTTAAATAATTTGATTGACTTGGATCTCTATACTGCCAACGTTCTCGGTTAAAATCTAATGTCATATCCTCTATAATTATATTTTTTCTTTTGTCGTTTCTTTCTCCCGTCCGAACAAGAGTTTTAACATTATCAACATCTTTATCCATTTTTATAATACTTTTTTCTCCACTACCAAAGAAATGTGTATTACTAGGAATACGAATCGTCTCGTGAACTATATAAGTGCCAGCAGGTAAATAAACACTAACACCGTCACCTGCACCTTCATTTAAAGCGTTTTGAATAGCAGTCGTATCATTAGTACTTCCATCACCTACAGCACCAAAATCTTTTACAGATATTGTATCTCGAAATCTACTGGTTACAGTTCTAGCACTTGCACCAGTTCCAGATTGTGTAAATGATAGTTTAGTTGCTGCTATTGCTGCATCATTAGCAACCTGAGAATTACTAATTGATACTGTACTTGAATCTATTTTAGAAAAATCTATAGCTGCATTACTAGCAATATTGGCATTTTTTAAATTTATTAATTCTATATCTGCATCAAAAGCTGGTGAAGCTTCGACCCATTGTGCTGAATCTGCATCTTGATAATAAACAAAAGTACGACCTGATACTTGGTCATACCATCTAGCACCATTAATAACTCCTTCGGGTGCAGTAGCACTTACAAATGTACTTACAAGACTCTCTACATTTTCTTTGGTTTCTTGCATACCAAACAATATATGTTTGCTATTGTTATCTAAATCAGTTTCATTAAGAACAGACCCATCTTGAAAATCTACTTTAGGTGTTGTTATATCAGTATTTCTTTTTATTTCTATAACATCACCTACTGTTGGAAAGTTATCAGAAGTAAATTGAATTGAAGATTTAGTAGGAAATGTATAATGTGTACTTTGTGTTTTTAAAACATTGTTTACTCTAACTTCAACAGAAGTTTGTTCTAAATAATCAAAAGATATAGCATAGGGACCAGAAGTATTACCATCAGAATTATTAGCTGCTGTATGATTTTGTTTGGTTGGTATCGTGTTAGTAGCCATGATTAAAAGGAACTATTATTAAATGTACCTAAGTTAAGTTTATCAAACTCTTCAAGCAATACATCATTAAAGTTTTGATTTTTTTCTTCAACTGCATTTATTCTATTATTTCTGTCTTCTTCTGTCATTTCAGTTTGCATATACTCTATCATACCTGCTTTTATATATTTAGTATTTATTTTTGATAATGATTGGAATATAAGTTCTGCTGCTTTTTGTCCTTCTTCACTTTGTAAGCCATTATTTTTAATAGTATTTCTAAGTGATTGTATATAAGGTGTATTTATTTCTGCATTGATAGCTTCTTTTATATTCATATCTTTACCTTTATATTTTAGTTCTATTACGTTTGTTATTTTTTTAAGATCATTGTATTCATTCCTATCTAATTTTTTTGGTATAAACTCTGCTGATCTTAAATTAGGTAATACTGATCCTCTTATAATATCTGGCGGTGGAGGTAACATTTTACCTATCTCAGCTTGCACATCAAGAACTAAAAAGTTTTGACTTTCTCCTATAGGTCTATTGTAGATAAATTGAAAGATACCTCCTTCTTTGCGTGGATAAGTTATTACATTATTAGTTATATGCTCTACTTGTGAAGGGAGCTTACCTCCTACATTTAAAGGTACGATTTCTTTAAACATCTTATCTACTGTATTTTCAAGAGCTTGAATTATATAATTTGCTTTATTAAAATCTTCGTCACTATAAGGCAAGCTTTCATTAGCACCATCTCCTGAGTATGTTTTTGAATCACGTTTTATAAATTTTCTTAATTGTGTAGGATCGCCTGTTGATTCAAACAAAGCTTTAGCATCTTCCTCAGTAAATCCCATCGTTTCTTTTATAGCTGCTGGTACTCTTGCAAGTCTTTTAAATAAACTTGAATAAGGGAAGTTAGCGGATACTTGTCTACCAATATAATCAAGAAGTTTTTTGTCTCGATATTTCAAACCTTCATCTATACCTTGTTCAGTTAGTTGTCCACCTGCTGAAAGAATTTTTAATAGCTCTGATATTTGACTTGTATATGTTTTACCAAACATATTACGACCAACAAAAGCAAACCAAGTTCCTACATATTCCATTACTCCTTCTCCTTCATCAGGCAACCAAGGTTGCATCTCAGCAAAATCTAACCAAGTTCTGACTAAAGAAGCTAGTGGATCGGGTATAAACTCAAGACTCTTATAGATATATACAGGCTTACCATTTCTTAGCAAAGGATCGCCATTCTCGTCATACTGTAAAACAGCTTTACTATAAGGTCGCCAACCATTTTTATACATAGAAATCCATTGTGCAGCACCTTCTTTGGTATAAAAATTAGGACCACCACCTGTTAAAAATTCTTTTTTATATTCGTCATCTACATCTTCAAATTGTTTATTAGTTAGAAATAACATTAAAGTACCAAGTGCAGCACCCATTCTTATTTGACCATTTGCCTGTTGACGAACATAAGGGTCTGGACTATTTAAATCAGCAACCATATCAGGTAGAAGTGCTTGGTTTACTAGATTTATGTTGACCCTTTGTCCACTTGGTAATGTAACTTGTATTGGCATATTTACTATTGGCAAGTATCTTGCAGTTTCTAAAAACATATTGGTTGGAGTTCTTGTAAATTTAAAATAAAATCTAACTGCTGGATTATTTATAGCTGCATCATTTATAAACTTTGCACCTTTACCAAAATAACTATCTGTTCTTATGTCTTGAGTAAACGTAATAGTTTTGCCAACTTCTTTTGCTCTTGTAAGTATTCTTTGTATTACTGCATCAGTTGGTTGTAGTTGTCTTGGTCCAACTACTCCTTCATCTAATGGATCAATTCTACCTAAAGTTCCTTCTTGACCTCTAAGTAAATAAGATATAACACCATCTACAGTTCCTTTTATATATTTTGTTAAATCTTCTCCTTCTAAATTTCTACCAACACCTTCATTAAAAGCTTCAAATGCAGTAGCAGCAATAATATTAGGTGCTTGTATTAAAGCATCATTAGCTGTCATTAATCTACTAGGAAGTCTTATAATTCTTCCAAACTCGTCATAAGCTCTTAAAGGCCAAAAGCTAGAATCCGAAGATATGATAAATCGTTGACCTGTATCTCCTTTAACATTTCCAACATTAATAAAATTATCTTCCATATCCCATGATCTTTTCCAAGCATTTACACCAAAATCTAAGTTATAAAATAAATAAGACATATATTGTTGTGCTGCCCTTAACTCGGTAACACTACTAGCACCTACAAAATTATTCATTGCTTTCATAAATGTCATCATTGCACCAGAATATAAATTTATTGCTTGTGTATTAGGACCAGAAAGAACAGCATTAATACCAATCTCATTTAAAATTCTTGCACCTTTGTCTAATCCTTTTATAAGTGAAGTAGATATAGCATCTTGATTTTGTATTGCAACAAGTTTTCTAGGATCACCACTTGCTGCTTTTAAAGTAACTGCTGCTTGATTTAACTTTGAATAATCTCCTGTTTTTGTAGCTTCTTCTAAAGCTTCCGTAAGTCTAGTTTTTAATAATTGATTTCTTGATATTGCGTCATCAATATCTATTTGTAACTCAGGTACTTTAGCAGTAGCAGCAGCTTTCTCAGCAGGTGTCATACCTGTTATCTCTTCAACTGTCTTGCCTTCTATACCTTGCTCTGTCTTCATACCAAAGGACTTAACAGTTCTACCTGCTTGTGTTCTTAGTGGCAGACCTAGTGTTAACCATTCTTCTACGTCTGTTAGTGCTTCAAACAGATCATCAATACTTTTTTGTATCTTTGCAGAATCTTTT